CTTGTTGTTCGCGCGTTTGCTGCCACCACCAACGTTATCAGCATTGCGGGTTACGTTAACGAAATCGCGTAAGGCGGGTTGGGATGCCTAGGTTAGAGGTTAACGTTCAGGGTCCGAAGCAGGTTGGTGCCCAGTTGCGTCCGCGTTCGCGGCGCACTGGGACTGGTCAAGTAGATACGAATTGGCGAGGAGTGCTCCCGCCAATCCCCGATGTTCGCTATCTTGTTGTCGCTGGCGGTGGCGCTGGTGGCGTGGGCGGTGGCGCCGAAGGCGGCGGCGGCGCTGGCGGTTACCGTGTTTCCGTCCCTGGCGAAACTTCAGGCGGTGATGCTTCCGCTGAAGCAGTAATCGAAATTCCTCGCGGTCAATCAATCACTGTGACTGTAGGCGCGGGAGGCACTTACTCTGGCGGCACTGGCAATGACAGCGTGTTTTACACCATTACTAGCGCTGGTGGCGGTGCTGGCGGTAGCGGAAACGGCGGCTCTGGTGGTGGCGGTGGTTTCGGTGGTAGTCCTGCTGGAACTGGGACTGCAAACCAAGGCAAAAACGGTGGTATCGGTGGTCGAGGCAATAACAACCCACCGTTCTGCTTTCTTGGCGGTGGCGGAGGTGGAGCCAGTGGAACGGGCGGGGCAAGAAACCCTGCTGGCAGCGGCGGCAACGGAACTGCTGGCGGTGGCGGCGCTGGTGTTTCATCTGCGATTACTGGCACCGCTGTGATTCGCGCTGGTGGCGGTGGTGGCGGTGTCCAAAACGGAGGCGCTACTGCTGGCGGCGGAGGTTCTGGTGGCGGTGGCAATGGAGGAACTGGTGCTGGTCCCGCTGGCACATCAGGAAGCGCAAACACTGGTGGTGGGGGCGGTGGTGGCGGCTATCCCAACGTCAATGGTGGTTCTGGCGGAAGCGGAATTGTCGTCATTAGTTATCTTGAAGGCGAAGGGCAGGCGGCGTCTATTGACGCTGGCTTGACCTACACCACAACGACAAGTAGCGGTCGCAGAATTTACACGTTCACCGCTGGCACTGGGTCGGTGACTTTCTGATGGCACATTACGCATTTCTGGATAGCAACAATGTTGTCGTGGAAGTCATCACCGGGCGCGATGAAACCGAAATTGTCAATGGCATCTCCGATTGGGAAGACCATTACGGCAACTTCCGAGGTATGCGTTGTTTGCGCACTTCGTACAACACCACCAAGGGTGTGCATCTATTCGGCGGAGAACCATTCCGAAAAAATTATGCAGGGGTTGGTTTTATTTATGACGCTGACCGAGACGCGTTTATCCCCCCGAAGCCTTTCGATTCCTGGATTCTGAATGATGCAACATGTTGGTGGGAGGCACCCATCCCGATGCCAACTGATGGGAAGTATTATATTTGGGATGAGTCATCACTGGGTTGGGTTGAACCGAACGTAGACTAAAACACAAGCAAGGGAAGGGGTAGCGTTGTGCTTGTCACAAACGTCAGAAATAGGTCTGTCGTTACTTATCCGTGGTGCTACAAGCACGGAGTGTTTACGGAGTCAGAACTAGCACAGATAGGCAACCTGTGTTTATCGCTGAATAGCGAACCAGGTCTCGTTGGGAAAAATAAGGAACGCGATACTTCAATCAGGTCATCTGACATTTCTTGGGTTGTCCGTAATGAAGACACCGCATGGTTCTGGGACCGAATCGCCCTTGAAATCCAACTCCTGAACGAGCAGTTTTACGGCTATGAACTTTATGGTTATGACGCATTGCAGTATTCAACATACGAATCCGAGTCAAGCGGCAAATACAAATTTCATTCAGACATTTCTTTCGGGCAAGAAGCACCAGATGAAAGTGCACTACGCAAGTTATCTGCGTCGCTCCTGCTGAATAATGATTTCACTGGCGGAGAATTCCAAATTATTACTGGCGACCCAGAGGAACCAGTAATGCCAGAAATGCGGTCAGGGACTTTGATTGTGTTCCCCTCATTCATGATTCACGGCGTAAAAACAGTTACGTCTGGGGTTCGCAAATCACTCGTTGCTTGGTGCATCGGACCCAAATTCCGCTAGGGAACGATTTCCGCTATTGGTATGAAGCGCATTAAGCCAGAACATATCGAAGCCCTGAAGTCCTATTTGCGGTCTGCTATTGCTGCTGTTGTCGCCGTGATGGCGACGTTGGACTGGACGTGGGATGATGTTGCCAAAGCATTTATTGCAGCGTTGATTCCGCCGGTGTTGCGTTGGATTAACCCGAAGGACACCGCTTTCGGTCGGGGTGCGGACACAGAGTAAACATGGACCTGGGGGAACTCCTTAACGAGAAGGAGTGGAGGAAGTGCCGAGGCCCGGACAACGGGACCGTCGAGGAACTTGCGGAAGCGTTCGCATACTTCTGTGAGAACCATTGGTTGATTCGCCACCCTGAACGTGGGCGTATCAAGTTTGTGCTGCGTGAAGCACAGATGGAAACCGCTGTTTCGTGGATTGAGAACCGCTACACGATTGTGTTAAAGGCACGCCAGATTGGGTTCTCCACTTTGGCTGCCGCGTTCGTGTTCTGGGAAACATTCTTCAGGCCGGACAGGTTTGTGGTCATGCTGTCGCGCACAGAGCGCGAAGCAGCCAAACTGTTGTTGAAGGCTAAGTATGGGTACAAGATGTTGCCGCAGTGGATGAAGGTTCGCGGCCCAGAACTTGTCTCAGACAACCAACTGAAAATGGTGTTTGCTAACGAGTCTTCGATTGAGTCTTTGCCTAGCGGCAATGACCCAGCCCGAGGCGAATCCGTGTACCGCGTCGTCATTGACGAGATGGCGTTTTTGCCAAACCCTGATGAAGCGTGGGCATCGATTGAGCCGATTGCTGACGTTGGTGGACGTGTCATCTGCCTGTCTACGGCAAACGGTGAAGGCAACATCTTCCACCAACTGTGGGTCGGGTCGCAGACAGGCATGAATCGCTTTAGTGGCATCTTCTTTCCGTGGTCCGCTGGTGAGCGCGACAAAGACTGGTATGAGGCAAAGAAGCGTGACCTGCCAGATTGGCAGTTGGCGCAAGAGTACCCGTCCAACCCTGATGAGGCGTTTATTCGCTCAGGCCGCCCTGTGTTCGATTTGGATGTTTTGCGTGGTTTGGAGATTGTGGAACCGCACCGTGGCTACCTACACAAGTTGCCTGGTGCCCATGTGTACGAGTTCCGTGAGGATGGCGGCGAGTTAGCCATCTGGGATTTCCCCGAGATGGGCGAGGTGTATGTGATTGGGGCTGACGTTGCCGAAGGCTTGGGCTACGGTGACTACAGTTCTGCCCACATCATGAATGCGTCCACAGGGGATTTGGTGGCGCATTGGCACGGACACATCGATGCAGACTTGTTTGGTGAGGAAACGTTGTATGCGTTGGGTTGGTATTACAATCAGGCACTGGTTGGTGTCGAGTCCAATAACCACGGGCTGACAACCCTGAAGGGGTTGCAGCGCGTGGGGTACAAGAACATTTTTAGGCAGCGGAAGTTGGGTCACAGGAATCCGACGGTGTCGGAGACTTTGGGGTGGCGCACTACCAGTGTTTCTAAGCCTTTGGCGATTGACGAGTTGGCTGGCGGTTTGCGTGACCAAGCGGTGTGGGTGGGGTGTAAGAACACGGTGGCCGAGTTGCGGACGTTTGTGCGTCAGGAGAACGGGAAGATGCATGGGTCGCCGCATGACGACCGTGTCATGTCTTTGGCCATCTGTAATCAGATGTTGAAGTATGTGTGGTTGCCCGAGTATCGGGCTGAGGGGCCAGCCAAGAAGAACACTTTACAGTGGTGGGAGAAGCATTTGATTAAGGAGGAGGCACCTAAACGGGTGCCGATTGGCGCGTACAACGTCCGTACGTAACGAAAGGGGTTATGGGTGATGCAGAACTTTGACTGTTTGAAGTGTGGACGCCCGTTTGAGGCCGAGGAATTGCCCAGGCGCGGGGCAGTCTGTTTCGCCTGTCACGTCAAGACGGTCCGTCTCGGGTTCACGTACGGGCAGGAGGACTTTCATGGTCCGACCGTTAAGGAGCGTCAGGAGAAGACGGTTCGGGATGCGAAGATTAACGGGTACAACGCCGAGCCGGTAGGGAGTCGGTGGGTGTGACATGGAAAATGTGGTGGTACCGATTATTGTTGCTCTTATCACGGGGCCGGTAGTTGTACTGCTGAACAAGTTGCGTAAAGAGAACACGGACCAGCATGCTGAGGCACGGTTGTTGATGCGGGTTTTGGCTAGGAAGGTTGACAAGGTGTCGGACAAGATTGACCAGCATATTGATTGGCATATGAATCGGAAGGATGACTGATGGCTCGCAAATCTAATCTGGAGTTGTTGCGGGGTTACCGCAACCGTTTGGAGCAATCCAAGCGTTGGCGCCGCGAGGAACGTTGCGATGACTTGTGGGGTCGCATGATTGACCTGTACCGTGGAAAGCATTTCCATACGGACACACGCGAGGACCAACTGTTGGTAAATATCGCGTTTGCGACTATTAACATTATTGTTCCTTCGGTGGCTGTCAGCCATCCGAAGATTGTGGTGAATGCGCGTCGTCCCGAGGATGGTGACAAGGCGATTGTTACTGAGGCGATTGTTAATTATTGGTGGCGTCATTATGACTGTCAAAAGGAGTTTAAGCGTGCCGTAAAGGACATGATGATTGTTGGGCATGGCTGGTTGAAGACGGGGTACCGTTATGTTGAGGAGGAACAGGTTGCCGCCCAGACGTTTGATTCGTCTGATGATGTTGCCGGTATGGAATCGGAGTCTGCTGCAGAGTCGCAGTTGATTATCAAGGAGGACCGCCCCTTTGTTGAAAGAGTATCTCCGTTTGACGTTTTCGTTGACCCGGATGCTACGTCGATGGAGGACGCTCGATGGATTGCGCAACGAATCCGCCGACCGTTGGAAGATGTGAAACGCGACAAGCGTTACAACTCGACTGCACGTGCTGAGGCGGCACCGTCGCATTATACGAAGTGGGGTTTGGACAGTATGCGTCCCCGCCGCTCAGAGTCGGCGGAAGACGCTTACGTTGAGGTGTGGGAGTGGTACGACATTGAGCGCGGCACGATAGCCGTGTTCTGTGACGGCTCCGACAAGTTCTTGGTGTCTCCGAAGGAAATTCCGTTTGCGTTCGGTCATCCGTTTGTGATGCTGCGCAACTACGAAATTCCCGAGTTCTTTTATCCGATGGGTGAACTGGAAGCAATCGAGCCGTTGCAGCACGAGTTGAACGAGACTCGCACACAGATGATGAACCATCGTAAACGGTACTCTCGTAAGTGGTTGTATAAGGAGTCGGCGTTTGATGCTGACGGTCGCAGCGCTTTGGAGTCCGATGAGGACAACGTGATGGTGCCTGTCATCTCTGAGGACGGTATCGGCAACGTTGTTGCCCCGATGCCGGCCGTCATTAACCCGCCTGAGTTTTACAATCAGTCTGAACTGATTTCGGGTGACATTACTCGTGTGTCGGGTGTGTCGGAGTATCAGCAGGGTGCGATGCCGGAGATTCGTCGTACGGCTACTGAGGCTGCGATTATGCAGGATGCGTCCAACGCTCGCGCGTCGGACAAACTGGCCATCATCGAGCGCGGTATCGGTGAGTGTGGCCGCCGTTTGGTGATGCTGGCTCAGCAGTACATGACGGGTGAGCAGGCTGTTCGCATCATCGGTTCTGAGGCTTCCCCGTTGTGGTTGACGTTTGACCGTGACTACATTCAGGGCGAGTTTGACTATGAGGTCGAGGGTGGGTCTACGACTCCGTTGAATGAGTCGTTCCGCCGTCAGCGTGCTTTGCAGATTGTGGATGCGATGGCCCCGTTCGCACAGACCGGGATTGTGGACATGGGTCGCCTTGCTGTGTACGTCCTCCAGTATGGGTTCGGTGTGAAGCAGGCGGAGTCGTTTGTGAATCAGGGGATGCTGGGTGGCATGCCTGGTGGCATGCAACCCCAGGGGATGATGCCTGGTATGACTCCTGGTATGACTCAGGGTATGACTCCTGGTATGGGGGCAGCGGAGCAGCCACCTACTGGCGGTCTGCCGATGCCGTCTAATATTCCGCCCGAAATCCTGTCGCAGTTGCTGGCAGGTGGCGCTCCTTTGGCGAATACCCAGTTGCCTAACGAACAGATTATGTAACGATTGTTGCATCTGATAGAGCAACCGCAGAAGGAGGACTCTATGACAGATGTAGATACCACCGTTGAGAGCGTGGACGAGACACCCCTGGAGGGGCAGGTCGAGTCAGGCGCGGACACAGGTGGCACCGATGAGGTGGAACCGCGAGAGTATTTCGCTTGGGACGAATACGCTGACAAGCCCGTCAAGTTGATTGTTGACGGCGAAGAAATCGAGGTTCCGCTTGCTGAGGCGCTCAACGGCTACCAGCGTCAGGCGGACTATACCCGCAAGACGCAGGAGTTGGCTGAGCAACGGAGACAGGTGCAATTCGCGTCGGCTTTGCAAGAGGCTTTGCAGAACGACCCGGGAAGCACTCTGGCATTGCTTCAAGAACACTACGGTGTTGGATTACAGCAACCCTCTGAAGATGAGGAACTGTATGTTGACCCTGTGGAGAAGCAGTATCGGCAGTTGGAGTCTCGTATTCAGGCATTTGAACAGGAGAAGGCAGTGCGTGAATTGGAGTCCCGAATTGAGTCTCTGTCGCGGAAGTACGGCGAAGATTTTGACGCCAGTGAAGTAGTTTCCAAGGCTCTTGCTACGGGGAATACTGACCTGGAGGCTGTCTATAAGCAAATCGCGTTTGACCGTTTGTACGAAAAGTCTAAGGTCGCATCTAAGGTTACTGCTAAGCAGGCTGAGGAAGCGAAGAAGATTGTTGAGTCCAAGCGTGATGCCGCAGTTGTTTCTAAGGGCGGTTCGGCAAAGTCGGCTGACGTTTCTTCCAAACCCATCAAATCCATCCGCGACGCTTTCGAGTCTGCTAAACGGCAGATTGAAGGCTGAGCACACTTTCAACTAAGGAGTAATTCAAATGGCTGGTAACAGCAACTTTGATGCGCTGCTTTCAACGACCCTTGCGAACTACCGTGCGCAACTGACGGACAACGTGTTCACTGCACGTCCGCTGACCTACTTCCTCATGGACCGTGGTCGCATCCGTATGCTTAATGGTGGTACGAAGATTGTTGAGCCGCTCATCTACGGAAAGAACAGCACTGTTGGTTCGTACAGCGGTTATGACTCGCTGGCGCTGACCCCGCAGGAAGGCATCACGGCTGCCGAGTTCGAGTGGAAGCAGTTCGCTGCGTCCATCAGCATCTCGGGAATCGAAGAGGCGAAGAACAACGGCGAGCAGGAAGTTATCAACCTGCTTGAAGCGAAGATTATGCAGGCTGAAGAGTCGATGCGTGAATCGTTCAACCAGATGTTCTTCGCTAACGGCACCGGCAACGGTGGCAAGGACTGGAACGGTCTTGCCAATCTCGTTGAGGCTTCGGGAACCGTCGGCGGCATTGACCGCGGCGACTCGGCCAACGCCTGGTGGCGTTCGTATGAGAACAACAGCGCTGGTGCGTTGACGCTCGCCAAGATGGCGACCGCCTACAACAGCGTGTCGGTTGGCAATGACCACCCTGACATGATTCTCACGACCCAGACCCTGTTTGAGAAGTATGAGGCGCTGCTGCAGCCGAACCTTCGTTACACCGACACCAAGACGGCGGATGCTGGTTTCCAGAACCTGCTGTTCAAGGCTGCCCCGGTTGTGTACGACGTTCACTG